TTAAAACTTGATTTGCCATTTGATCGAACACAACCAGAGTGGAAACAAATTCAAAAAGCGATTATTGATCTAGAATCCTTTTCTAAGGACGAGAATCTTTACACATTAGTACTTTCACAAATTAACAGGTCAGAGGAAGTAGCGAGTTCGCACCGCGCCCTCTATACGGCACACACGGTTCTTAAGTTCTTTAAAGACAAAGAACATGGATTTTTAATTCACGCTGAGAAAAATCGACACGGATTAAAGGACCAGGCGCTAAAGGCTACTTATGTTCAAGACAATTCAAACATTTTTGAGGACGAGGTTATTACTTATGAAAAGCGAACAGGCGAACAGGCAAGGCTTTCAGTATCAAGAGTACAAGCATAGCGGAATGGATCAAGAAATGCTTACACAGACAATAGGTTGGCTAAACGATATAAAAAAACTTAAAGCTAGCACTAAGGATTCTGTAATTGCAGAGTTTGCCGATGTGCTCGAGTTCTTGTTGCAAGAAAATGTTTCGCTAAGGCGCCGGCTAGCAGAAGCAACGGAGCGCGGACTCGTATGACCTACCGCCTAGAATTCACTATCGACGGGTTACCACCGATCTTGTCAAACGGTCCGCACTCCAAGTGGTACTACTCACATGGTGTTAAGAAAAAATGGAAACAAGCCACAATATTTGCAATCGGTAGAAAAAAACCGCGCGCCCCACTTCTAAAGGCTAAGTGTACTTTCATCCGTGTGAGCTCTAATCAGCCGGACGATGATAATTTAAGAATTTCATTTAAGGCTATTCGTGATGCTTTAGTTGAGTGTGGTGTGCTGGTTAACGATAAGCCACACAACATGCCAGACCCAAAATATATTTGGGAAAAAGGTAAGCCTAAAGCAGGTCACATCAAAGTCATAGTTGAAGAAATTAAAAGTGATAATCCAAAAACGTTTATTAATATCAAGGAGGCAGTGAGTGAATAAACATCAGTTGGCAGTATGGGTGACCAAGCAAGAAGGGCTTAAGCAAAGTCTTTCAATCGCTCAAGTGAAAGAAGTTATTCGGATTATAGAAACTAAATACGCGATCATGCCAGCGGTTAAATTAAAAGCGGCACTCGCTGAAGCGAAAGTCATTCGCAAGAAAGCTAGAAAGAAATGAATGACACTTACGCCAAGTGCATAACGAAGACTTGTGATAAGCCCACTGTTCACGCGAGTGGTAAGTGTGAGAAGTGTAGAACAGTTACATGCAAGCGTTGCAGTAAAGAGTTTATTCAAAAAAACCAAAACCAATTCTATGCAAGAGACCTATGTGGTAACTGCCATAGACAAAAAAAATATGAAATGAGGACAGCATGAATAACAAGATTGCAGTATTCGCAACGGTAGTATTAGGCGGTATGGTCGGACTTCAAAAGTTTGAGAATGAGAAACTTAAAACTGAAAAACAAGAAATTGAAGTTGAAGCATTAAGCTTAGTTACTGAAAACAATCAAATGAAAGCTCAAGTTGATGAGCACGTTCCACAAGAGTTTATCGTTTGGGAAAAAGATAAAAACGGTTTACCTAAAGTTGTTAAAACTTTTAAAGCTTCACGCAATGATGTTAAGTCTCGCATTCATACTTTTAGCGGTAACGTTGAAGAAAACTTTAAAATGCATGCGCACTTATTTGGTTGTGAAAAGGCACCAAGTCCAACACCCACACCTGTACCAGATCCAAATGAACCAAAGCCTACGCAAGTTCAAGATTGGGGCTTTGTAAAAATCAAAGCCGAAGAAGCAAACAAGATTGCACCAACATTAGGCAAGAGAGTTAAGGTTTGCGTGATTGATACAGGTGTCGGCCCACATGATGATTTAGTAGTCACTAAGAGCGCTACTTTCGTAGGTGGTTCGACTAGTGACATATATGGGCACGGTACGCACGTAGCGGGCATTATAGCTGCGATCGACAATACCCATGGTGTGGTAGGGGGTGCCCACAGTATTGTTGATATAATCAATGCTAAAGCGTTAGGTGACGATGGCTCGGGAGCTCTGACAGGTATCACACAAGCAATTAACTTTTGCGGGCAAAATGGTGCTCAAATTGTGAACGGATCACTAGGCGGAGGTCCTTACTCCCAAATGATGTTTGATACGATTTCTTTCTGGACTAACAAAGGAGTTAAGTTTGTTTTTTCAGCAGGCAATGACGGTGGACCAACTAACTATCCAGCTGCTTATAATATTCCAGGCTTATTTTCTGTAAGCGCTACTGATCAGAATGACATGATAGCAAGCTTTAGTTCACGTGGCAAAGTTGAGCTCGCAGGTCCTGGAGTTAATATTCTCTCAACGGTGCCTGAGCAATCTAAAATGGCGGGCTTAACTAACGGTTACGCTAAAGCCTCTGGTACATCAATGGCCGCACCTGAAGTTACAGCTGCGCTTGCAATGGCGATAGCGAGCGGCTTACCAGTTGGCGTGGACAGTGTTGGTGATAAGAGCTTGTATGGTCAAGGTAGAGTGGATGCTTTGAAGTCGGTGAAGCAATGACTAGTCAAGAATTAAGGGACACACTATCGAGTATTGAAAGAACAGTAACAGATTTTGATAAAGGCAATATCGAGACCACAAGAGGACATACTTTCTTTTTAATAGAGATTGCCCGAGTTCTTTTAGAAATGAGAAAAGAGCATGTTTTGCTTTGGGAATTATACCGGGACCTAAATCCGATAATTGCTGAGAGTGATATAAAAAGCGTGAGAGATATTTTATCCGACGATGAATGTTAAACTTTCGGGCTCGTGTTGTTAGCGGCGTGGGAAGCTGTGGTGACCGACATATGAGCGGCTTTATCGGGGAAGGACCGAAACCACTGGAGACATGCACTCGGTTCAGTGCGGATACTTGAATCCATGTGAGGAGAGTGTCAAAGCCGCATTGTGAGAGTCGCGCCTCACCTAGCAACGCGGGCTCGATCTAAATAGGAGAGAGAAAATGAAAATAGAATTATTAATTAAACAACTAGAGACGCTGGCTAAAGAAGTTCCTGGACGTGAAGTATTTATTTTAGATCCAGAGGGTGAAGTCAGCAACATTGATACTTGCGAATTATTCTTGGCGATCAATGATGATACAAAAGAAGTAACTCTAGTTGATGAAGAAACTGCGCTCGCGTTTTCTTAGAGAGCGAAAGAGGGGGATGGGAGGAGTGAAATGGAAAAAGTAATAGAGGCAGTACAAAAGCGCATATTTACTGAAGCTGAATTGTTCGTCGAGGCGCTTACAGAACTTGGCCAGACCGAGATTTCTATCTACGTTAACGGCTGGGAGTTGTCGGCTAAGAAAATAAACAAAGTCTACAAGGATGAACAATGAAGCTCCAATTCACGCTCGAGGATTTTTATGAAGTCATGACAAATTCTATAATAGAAAAGCATGTGTCTGCTAACGAGCTTTCTCGTTTAGCCAACGCCCGCCTCGCTGAAATGCTTAAGGAGCATGGGAAAGTTGTGTATGGGAATGAAGAGAGTGGTTACATCGCTGACAAGCAAGAAGTTCTAGATTGCTGGGATAACACCGGCCCTTATTACGAGTCGATAGTGTTTCATCAAAAGTTAATGAGTGAAACGTGTGAGCATGAGCCAAGTATCAAAGGCGTTTATGACTACAAAATAGATGCTGTCTGCAAACACTGCGGAGTAAAACTCAAAGCAAATTGGGAGCCAGTCGATGAATAAACTCCTGCGCGAGAAAATGTTAAAGCGAATTAAATCTACAGGATTTCACGTAAGCACTTTTAGAGCTGAGCAGATAGCTGAGTTGGCAATTGAGGCTGTGATTGAGGAGTTGGGCTTCGATGCAAAAGAAACAATGGTTTCTGCAAGTAAGTATTTTCATGGAGACAATCCTCCTGTTACGCAATCATATGAAATGGAAAAGTTTTTCGAAGGCGCTAAATTTCAGCACAGCGAGATGATTAGGAAAATTAGGGGAGATGAGAATGGCTAAAGAATTCAAAACCTATTGTGATATCTGCAGGTCGTTTATTCCTGAAACCCCTGCGCATTGGTCTTACCAAAAAGGTAGTATCAATCTTGATCTCACCGGAATGGCAAACTGCCAAGTTCAGTACAAATATGAAGATGCTTGTCACGCTTGCGCTAAAAAACTTTATACCGTCATTGCAGAAACGATTAAGCGATTGAAAGAGGGTATTGTTGATTTAGAATTTAATAAACCCAACAACCCAGAAGGGCGGGAGTGATGAGTAAGAAGTTTTTCGAAATAACAGTCGAATATATTGGTTCAGTCGACTTTGTAATAGAAGCAAGGGACATAGATCATGCAAACCTGAAGGCTCGTGAAATATTCTATCGAGACTATGATAGTGGGAGCGATGTATCGGACGTGTCTATCACTCCACTAAAAAGGGTGCCAGATAAAGAGGAGTTAACCAAATGACGAAGCAAACAAACGATAGTGCCGTTAAGGGCACAGGGCGGGAGTAAATGAGTTTTGAAACGACGCTAGCAAATGATATTGAAGAAGTTTATTCACTCAAAGAACAGATAAATGCATTGAAAGATGCTTTGAAGTTTTATGCCGATAGAGACCACTGGTCTGGCTCTGATAACCAACATTGTCCAGCAATTATCATGGGCGAGGACATTGACTACAGTGAAGCTCATGCAAGATTTCATGGCGGTAAAATAGCTCGCGATGTTCTTTCTAAGTATAAGGAGCCCAAATGACGGAGCAACCGGCGGGGGAAAAGAGAAAACCTATGACGGGCACCCAGCAATCGATTTTTTGAAACCGAAGCACTATACAGGTTTGAAGACCAAATTGAACTTAGGCGTCCAACACTTGTCGTATTAAAAAACAGTGATCAATATCGCTATCCCATTCAGTTACACGATTGCTACGGAGTTAAACCATGTAAGTTTGTGTTTTGGGGATTTCCAACACAATTTGAAATTGATGAACCAATTATTAAATCTTTGGAGCGTGTATGACTAACGAAAAGAAACCTACCCCAAGTAGGGATAGCGTACTTAACGAAGTTAAGGATGCAAGCGCGGCGGTGAGGGAGTTTGAGCTTCAATTCAAACCTTGCGAACACATAGTCACTGATCAAATGGACTGTAAAGTATCAGTCAAAAGTGAACAAGCATTTATTCTGCACAATGAAAAAATTCACGTCATCGAATACTCAGCCTACGAGGCGCTACAAAAAGAGTGCGATGAATTGAAGAAGCACCTTGAATTAATAAATGAAGGCTGGGTGCATGAGTTTAAATATAAGAAAGAGCGCGATGAATATAAAAAAGAACGTGACAAATCTCACATAGCCCGCGAAACACTCTCAAAACTTGATGCCAGAGATGGGGGGAATGTTGATAAATAGACAATGTCAAGAGTGCGGTGGGTATGAACTTAACGACGGCACTTCAGATCTTTGCGAATGTGATCAAGTAGTGGAATGCAGAAATGGTTGTGGTGAAGGTGTTTTGTATGGCGGATTTTGTTCAGTCAAATGTTCCATGGAATTCCAAGAAGAAACCCCGGAGTCGTAAATGACCTTCATCCTAGGCCTACTCGTAGGCATCATGGTCGGTTACTACTGGGGGTATGAAACAGAGGGAGAGTAGGGAGTGAGGGTTGTATGTATTTCCGACACTCATCTCGAGACTAATCTCGTGATACCTGACGGGGACCTATTAATCCATGCAGGGGACGCACTCTCACGCGGTACATTTGATGAGCTTTTGCAGTTTAACACTTGGCTTGGCACACTCCCGCATAAGCATAAAGTATATGTGCCAGGCAATCATGATATTTATGTTGAGGCATTCCCCGAGATAGCCAGAAAAGCTTTAACCAATGCTACGATGCTAATCGATGAAGAAGTAAATATTGAAGGTCTCAGAATTTATGGATCACCATGGACACCAACATTTTATGATTGGGCTTTTATGAAGCCGGATATAAAGCTTGCGCATGTATGGCATAATATTCCTGAGAACCTAGATATCCTCATTACACACGGACCGCCATACTCCATTCTAGACAAGAATAGCCGAGGGGATTTGTGTGGAAGTAAAACGCTTTACAAAGCCGTAAAAGATAAGAGTCCAAAGTTCCATATTTTTGGACATATTCACCACTCGTCTGGAATTGAAAGGATAGAGGACACAATGTTTATTAATGCGGCGGTGTTAGATGATCGATATGATAATAGTTTTGATGCGAAAATATTTTGTACCCGACAAGGTATAAATTATCATCAATCACATTGTTTTATACCCTAGCGGGTATGCGATAAAAAAACCGTGAAAAAGTCTAGGATTACTTATGCTAGCCTCACACCATGGACTACGAGGCTATTTTAAAGGCCCTAACGTTTGAGTTAACTAAGCTCGGCTATCCTGATGATGCTGAGGATGCCACACAAGATTTTTTCTTAAGAAAATTAGAAGGTAAAAGCCAAAAGCAAATATTAAAATTCCACGCGCGTGATTACTTATGTAGAAATTATGGCAATCCTAAACACGGTACACACTTAAGTTTAAGCCTAAAATGTAGTTTCGAGGACGTGTTTCATTCACCTGATGAAAGCCAATATGATCTAGTTTTCAGTAAGGAAATACTTGAGCGCTCACGCATGATAGTTGGCTTATATAATCCAAAATGGTGTGAGCTATTTGATCTAGTTTACTTAAACGGTTCAACCGTTCTTGAGATGGCCAAAATATATAACGTTTCAAATAATAGAGTTTATCAAAAGATAGCTAAAATGGAGGAGCTTGTTTGCACGTATTTAGCGAAAGATTACCGATTAAAGGATTTAAGCAAGACATTGAGCCATTAAGAGAGTTTTGTAATGGTAAGGATAAAGTGGTTGTTACAAGCTTGCTCGCGCCTGGTACTTGCGAAGTACTTGGTAACATTTCATACGAGCCTAAGTTTTATGTGGTCGGCAGAAAATTAGTCTCTGAATACAGAGAAGGTCTTGAACCGGGCACAATAGTTATGCAGCCAAAAGTTATGGAAACGCACGTTATTAATTGCCTATGTAGAGTTTTACTTATGGGCGTTTATCAATTTGGAATTAGCCCTAATCATAAATATCTTTGGGACCAGGTAGAAGTGGACACCCTACTCATCGCCATTGGCCAAGCCGGAAATGATCCGATAGTTAAACTCTTAACCGACGCCTACTGTTTGCATAGGTTTTATAGTGGAGAGAAAGAGATATGATTCTCTTTGGCGACTCCCTCTATAAACTAAAAGAGCTAGAGGCTAATTCAGTTCAATGTTGTGTGACCTCGCCACCTTATTGGGGCTTAAGAGATTATGGAGTAGACGGACAACTAGGACTAGAGAAGACACCTGAAGAATATGTGCAAAAAATGGTGGAACTGTTTCGTGAAGTAAGGCGCGTTTTAAAAAATGACGGAACCCTTTGGTTGAATCTAGGTGACAGCTATGCAAGTGACCGCAAAGGATCCGGCGGCAAGACAGCCAAGCAATCAACAAACAAGGGCTCATTTTACTCTGATATTAAACAGAAATTTGAGCATGGACTAAAGCAAAAGGACTTGGTTGGCATCCCTTGGCGTGTTGCCTTTGCGCTCCAAGCAGACGGCTGGTATCTAAGACAGGATATTATTTGGCACAAACCTAACCCGATGCCAGAGAGTGTCCGCGATAGATGTACTAAGGCGCACGAATATATTTTTTTACTCTCAAGAAGCCCGAAATATTATTTTGATAGTGATGCGATTAGGACTGAGCCAAAGCCTGATAACTTTCGCGCAAGCAAAAGAATTGCGCGGCCGCACAAGTTTGAACAAATTGGCATAAAAAACGACTTCGCTAATTTTAAACAAAATCCAAAAGGCGCAAGCAAGAGATCTGTTTGGTCTGTCGCCACGAAGCCATTTAAGGGCGCTCACTTTGCAACATTCCCGCAAGATCTAATTCAGCCTTGCATTTTGGCGGGTTCAAAACCAGGCGACACCGTTCTGGATCCATTTTTCGGCGCGGGCACTGTTGGTCTCGTCAGCAAATACCACGGCCGCAAGTTTATAGGTATAGAATTAAACAAAGAATATATCGAGATTGCTGAGAAAAGGATTGAGGCTAGCTAATGCCCCGGAAACACCAACACTTCAAACGCGCGAAGAAGTTAGAGGCGGGTAGGCCGACCTCGCTCACTCCCGAACTCATCAATGAAATGTGCCAGTATTTGGAGTATGGCGTTTACATGGAAACGGCGGCAGCACTCTGTGGGATATCAAGGAATAGCTTTCTTATTTGGTTAAAAAGAGGCCGACGCGAAGAAGACGGTATTTTTTTTGAGTTCAAACAAAGAGTCGAAGCCGCTATGGCTAAGTCTGAGCTTAAAGACGTAAAGAACATTGATGACCAGGCCGCACGAGACTGGCGAGCGTCCGCGTGGAGGCTTGAGCGAAAAAATGCGATACGCTGGGGCAAGAAGGATACCCTTAAGGTTGAGAATGATGAGACCAAGAAGTCAAACTTCGACGGAGACAACATCCATAAACTAATTTGTGAAATAATTAACGAAACAGATAAAAAGCCCAGTGGACAAGATTCGGATGAGGAGGAATAATTGAGCTTCGTTGTTCATTTTCCTTTCCTTGAAAGTCCTTTTGGCGGGGCTTACCCACGGGCCCCGCTATCTTTTTAAATGTACTCAAAAGCTGATCTACAAAATAAACGATTTCGTTTAAATAACTTCTACAAGATTGTAGATAAAGACAAGAGTAAGCGAGTATTTAAAGAAAATAAGATACAAAAAGTTATTAACGATTGTACCGCTCAGAATAAGATTATTCTAAAGTCTCGGCAAAAAGGTGTAACCACTAACGCGGTTTTAAGTCTGTTTGATGACACTATCTTTACTCCGAACCTTGTTACATGCATTCTTTCCCACGACCAAGATTCTATCGAGAAAATATTTAATATCGCTAGGCGCGCGCATAGCGAAATGCACCCTAAAATTCAACCGCGCTTAGACAAGGGTGGCGGCTCGAAGTATGAACTGCGTTTTCCCGAGATCGATTCTAAAATCTACTGTGATTTAGAATCACGTGGTGACACAATACACAAGTTACACATTTCAGAGGCAGCATTCGCCGATCCCAGTCGAATGAAGGCCACGACCGAGGCCGTCCCGAAGACAGGTCAGATAACTTACGAATCAACCCCTAATGGGTTAGGTAACGATTTCTATCTTAACTGGATCGGGGACTCACCGTATTTGTATAAGCTTTTTTTCCCTTGGTACTATGATAACGAATATCAGCTGACGGCTGATCACGTAAAAGAATTTACCGACGATGAGCTAGAGTTTATCGCTAAAGCTAAAAGGCTTTACAATGTAGATATAACCCCTGAGCAAATAGCCTATAGGCGTTGGAAAAAGTCATCCCTTAAAGATATGTACTTGCAAGAATACCCAGAGGATGACGTTAGTTGTTTTCTAGCTTCTGGTAATTCAGCTATGGACTTAATTAAAGTTTCAGAGCTTATTAAAAAATGTCCTGAGCCAATTTCTGATGACGGTGTGATAAAAGTTTATAAAGAGTATAGTTCAAAAAACGCTTACGTTATTGGTTGTGACACTGCTGAAGGTGTAAGGTCTGATTACTCAGTCGCCGTCGTAATAAATTGTGCGACTAAAGAAGTGGTAGCGACCGCGCGTTCAAATAATTTAAAGCCAAAAGAGTTTGCGCACGTAATTTATAAGCTTGCAAAAATGTATTGGCGCACGGGCCGAGTTCATCCTTTAGTCGGAGTTGAATGTAATAATCATGGCCACGCGGTACTACTCGCCCTTGATGAAAAACCAATTAACTATCCAAATTTATATTCCTACCAAGAGGATAGACTCGGTTGGAAAACTGACAGCATAACGCGACCTTTAATGATTGATACCTTTATAGATTCGGTGGAAACTGGTACAGTCTCAGTACTATCTCGTGAAATTTTATCTGAGTGTTTAACACTAATTGATAATGACGGGAAAATAGAAGCTGCCGAATCATGCCATGATGACTGTGTCATCGCTTGCGCGATAGCAATTCAAATGCTCATCGCTAACGGCCCAGCGGGTTCTTTAGACAATCTAGAAAATTTAATATTTGTTTAATTACTTCCACTTGAGGAGGCCGTCCCTTGGCTATTAGTGAAGACGAAGTATTATCTGAAAAAAGCCAAAACAAAGTCCCTGACGTTTATACAGGGACCGCTGAGAAAACCATGCAAGAGTCTGCATGGGTAGCTAAATCTATCAATAAGCCTTACAACCAAGACGACCTTTACACTAAAACTTACGACTACTCAATCTATGAAGAAATGCTAAACGATGACCAGGTGTCAATCGCCATGCAGCTTAAGATTGATTTACTCGTTGGGTCTGGCTGGGACATTTTAGCGACAGATAAAGAGCAAGAGGAAAAAGCTGAGGAAATATATTACATCCTGGAAAATGAAGCCGAATCACCTCTTGATGAAATGTTAGAGGAGCTTATTAAGTCAGCCTTTGGTTATGGTTTTGCAATCACTGAGAAAGTATTTAAGCAAGGGCTTAAAAACAAGCTAGCACTTAGAAAACTTAAGACCACTCACCCAGGCTCTTGGCTAATTCATACAGATGAGTATGGTAATGTCACAAAGTACGAACAGGGCGGGCGAAAAGAAAAGGCTGAAATTAATCCTAAAAGCTTAATCCACTATATTAATAATCCTCAATTTCAAAACCCCTATGGACAGAGTGATTTAAGAAAAGCTTACGAGGCTTGGTTTACAAAACGTCACTTCGTTCGAATGTATTCTATCTTTGTAGAAAAAGCGGCAAGCCCTATTCCTACAGGTAAGTTTGATAGAAATAAAGTTAGCGATGAAGCGGCCCAAAGAAAACTTTTTGATATCTTAAAAAAGTTTCAGACTAAGACAGCACTTGTTTACCCAAAAGATTTTGAAGTTGAATTTTTAGAGGCTAAGAATAATGGCGAAGCCTTTCTAAAGGGTATTAATTTATTTAACATGTTTATTGGGCGCTCGCTTTTTGTGCCTGACCTTTTAGGATTCGCTGGCTCTGAAACCGCTGGCGGTGCATACGCGCTCGGTAAAGAGCAAATGAATTTGTTCTTTAAACACATTCTTAAGCGTAGGCGCACACTTGAAAGGCTTGTTAATAAACATATTATCGAGCCCCTTTGCATTTGGAACCACGGTGTAAGTGATAAATATCCTCAATTTACTTTGCGCCCCATTAGTGATGATAACGCTGTCGATTTTGCTAAAACATTTATCGAGGCTATTAAGGGTAAGCTATATAAACCAACGCCTGAAGAAATAAATCACTTTAGAAGTTTAATTAGGTTTCCAGAGAGTGATGACGTTGAGTTCTTTGAAGAACAGGTAGCGGGTGGAGTGGATCCAGAAACAGGTGAACCACTTGACCCAAAGGTTGACTCTAAAGATCCAAAGGCTAAAGCTATGGATGGTGCTAAAGGCCTTAAGGATGAGGCCGCTTCAGATAAAAAAAAAGAATTCGCTAAGAAAATACCTGAAGGCTACGGGCATTATCATAAGCGAGTAGATTTTAAAGCTATTAAGCTTCAGCTAGAGGGTAATGAGAAAACCCTCGTTGCTGACTTAAAGCCTTTAGTTAATAAGTCCTATGATGACTTACTTGAGCAAATACAAAAGAAAAATATTTTATCAAATCCTGATAAAATTGACCGCATCGATAGTCTTGATATTAAGTACTTAGGCCAGCTTCAGACCGCCTTTAAAAAGCATTTTAAAAGGCATTATCTAGATAACAAGATTCTCGCGCGTAAAGAGTTAATCAAGCAAGAGTTCGCACAGCCATTGCCGTCAGATAAGTTTCTAGCCTTTCTTGAAACTGAGACTTTCGACTACATAGGGAATTGGAAATACGAAAGCTTAAAGCTTGTTAAGCGCCAATTGATGAACGCAGTTAAGGACGGTAAACCCTTAAGTGAAGTCATTCGTGATACTGAAATTCTACTTCACGAATACTCTGACACCTCTATTGAACGCTACTCAAGAACTAAGCTCACTGAAGTAATGAATAGGGCTCGCATAGAGGAGTTTCAGGAATCTAAAATTGTGGCCGCATATCAATTCTCAGCAATCATGGATGACACAACTTCAGACATTTGTAGTGGGTTAGACGGTAAAATATTTAAGGCTGATGATGGGCCAACACCGCCAATGCATTTTTCATGTAGAAGCTTATTGATTCCAATAACAATTTTTGAAGAATTTGAGGCAGATAAAAAAGCTAATAACGGTCAGTCAATTGATAAATTTATCGAAGAAAATATTGGAAAAGGATTTTCAGTCAAATGAGCACTGACATTAAATCAATCACAGAAAAAACATTAATTCCCATATCGCTCCTAACCATAATTATTGGGGCTGCCATGTGGCTAACGAGCCTATGGGAATTATCTAAGACAAGTGCCAAAGACATTGAAGAAATAAAAATAGAGCAAAAAGAAAGCGGCAGAGAAGTAGACCAGAAGTTCGACAAGATTCTAAATGAACTTAGTTACCTAAAAGGAAAAATAGACACACACTTCGGTGTCAAAGCTAAGGAGTAGCTTTTATGAGTGAAAGAAGAAAAATAAAAGGTGTTCACGTATTCTCAAGCGGCACATGGAATGGTGACCAGTATACGACTGAAGACCTAGACGAAATGATTAGAGCGTTTAACAACACTAATAAAACAGTGCCGCCTTATTTAAAGCTCGGACACAACGACAAGCAAGACCTTTTATCTAATTCAGGCATGCCTGCTGCCGGATGGGTGGAGCGCTTGTACCGATCAGGTGACAAACTCTATGCGGACTTCACAGATATTCCTGAAAAAATTTACGACCTAATTGAGAAGCGTGCCTATCGCAAAGTGTCGTGTGAAATTTATTTAGATGTGAAATTAGAGGATAAGTCGTATAAATATCTAATAGGCGCCATTGCTTTGTTGGGAGCAGAGACTCCAGGAGTGATGAACCTAGATGACATTCTTAATCTATACGGGTTCGCAGCAAGCACCGTAAAGACCTACAAAGAAACATTCGAAAATAATCAATTAAAAATTTATTCACTTGATTGCACTCAGGAGGACGGCGCTATGCCAAAAACTGAATCTGAAATCAAGCTTGAGCTAGAAATGCAGGAAGCAAAAACTAAGCTCGCTGAAACGGAAGCTGAAAATAAAAAATTCAAAGCTGATCTTGAAGCGGCTGAAAAAGCTAAAGCAGACCTAGAAAAATCTCAAGCTGAGAAAGAAAAAGAACTTCTAGATATTAAAACTAAACTTTTTGAAACTGATCTAGAAGGTAAACTTGACCAACTTCAAAATGAAAAACTAATGACCCCTAGCCAGCGCCAATATGTTAAAGCGTTAATGGGCACTGAGAAAAAAGAGTATGGTTTTAAAGAAGGTGACAAGGAAGTTCAACTTTCTAAGTTTGACGTTCTTAAAAAGCTTTTTGAATTAAACAAAAAGGTTGAAGACGTTAACACTGAAGAAAGCACCACTGACGAAAAACCCGAAGGTAAAACTTCAAAAGTTTTACACGAGAAAATCGAAAAGTACGCAAAAGAGCACAAAATCACTTACGGTGAAGCTTACAAAATCGTACTTAACGATAAAGCATCTTAATCAAGGAGGATTAGATGATACATTCATTCAAAGTAGACGCTACTCTAGAAGCTTATCGTTTTGTGGCTTTAACTGGTACAGCTAACACTGTCGGTTACCCTAACGCAAATACAAGACTTCCCATTGGCATCACTATCGACACCGTTAAGGAAATCACACAAGGTATTCCCGTCGCATGTGTTGGTGAGATCGCTAAACTTTTCTTTAACGACACTGTTTCAGCTGGAGGCTTAGTTGCTTCTGATACTAGTGGTCGCGGTGTTCCTTTTACTCTTGCCGCTACAACTACCTCAGTAACTTTGTCAGCAGCTTACGGCGGTATCTTGGTCGGTGCAGCAGTTTCAGCGACAGGCACACTAGCAGATGTTCTAGTTATGCCTGGATATGAAGCTGGCGCTTAATTCATGGAGGAATTATTATAATGGGACCATTAAAATCAACACTACATATAGACCAGCTCTTAAGTAATATTTCGATTAAGTATAAAAATGAATCCTACATTGCTGATCAGGTTTTTCCTGAAGTAATGGTTAAAAAGGACCATGATTTATACCGAATCTATGACCGTAACTTCAAGCTACCTGAAACAAAAAGGGCCAACCGAGGCATTGCGCGCGAGTATGGCTTTGACGTTTCAACTGCTAGCTATCATTTAGAGCACCACGCTTTAAAAGCGTTTATCTCTGACTCTGATAAAGAGAATTATGATCTAGCAATCTTAGAAGCGGACCACACTGAGAATTTAACAGATAAGATTTTGTTAAGACGTGAAAACAGCGTTGCGGTATTATTTACCTCATCTAGCTGGTCACAAAACACAAGCTTATCGACCGCTCAGCAATGGTCAGCTGATACTACTACTTCTAACCCCATTCCTCAGTTTGATACTGCGACTACTGTCGTACTTGAAAACTCAGGCAAGAAACCTAACTATGCGATTATCCCGCATCGTCAAATGGTTCAAGCGAAAAACCACTCAAGCATTATCGACCGTATTAAGTACACAAGTGCTGAAATTACGCCAAACATGCTTGCAGGTCTTTTCGACATGCCTAAGATTTTAGTACCTCTTGCGGTTGTAGATTCTGCCGCCGAAGGTCTTGCAGCTTCCGTTGCGGCTTTGTGGAACGACAATGTTTTCATTGGCTATCGTCCGCAAAACGCTTCACCTCTTGAGCCGTCAGCAGGTTACATCTTCCGTAACTCTATGCCTATGGTTAAGAAATGGCGTGAAGAAGAGCGAGATAGCGATGTTGTCGAAGTAAATATGAAGTACGTTCCAAAAGTTGTAGCAAGCTTAGCTGGCTACTTACTTAAAGACGTATCTGCTTAATTTTTTTGTAATCAACAATCAGGGGCTCAGGCCTTGCGCCTGGCCCCTTATCTATTTAGGAGGCTTGTTTGGCAGGACAGTACAAAAGAGACGATAACGTTAGGGTTAACGCTGAAGAATTAGAAGGTGAGCGTAAAGACCAATTCTTAAAGCGCATGTCTAAAGAACAAAAAGAGATTGAAAAAAATAACGTTGAGAAAAAAGTCTGGTTTGAAGTCCAAGGCACTAAAGTTGTAAGGCGAGCTCTTAAAGCAAATGGGTCTGAGTATTCAAGCTATCATTGCTCCTACATTAAGAAAAAAGACGCTGAAGAAGTTAAAAAGTTAAAAGAAAAAGGCCTTCTTAAGTAGTCATGGGAATATTCTGCACAACCACTTCAATTGAAACTCTTATGACTGGGACTGTGTTTTCTGGTCTAACCGCCTTAGCTTCTGAGTGTATAACTCAAGCCGAGGATGAGATTAGAAAAGTACTAGCTCGTAGGTATGATGTTTCAAGTGCGTACTTTCAAACAAGTACGAGTGTTCCTCCAGCGGTTATTCATATCGCAAAATGGTTGTCAACCGGCTATACATATGAAGCCAATGCTCGAGGTGGAAAAGAAGCTTACGAGCGTGCAGATAGATATATAAAAAAAGCTAACACTAACTTAGATGCGATAATCGAAGGTAAAGCTAGCCTTTACGACACGTCAGGCTCACTAATACCTGAGCGCGCTGGATTTAATTTTATCACGTCTACTACAAGTGATTATTCAAATACATTTAACGAGGATGATCAGCTTAACTGGAGCGTTGATCCAGACAAGCTTGATGACATTAGCTCGGAAAGAGACTGATGAATGATTGGGTGGTTGTAACTTTGGATAAGGTCATGGACTTTGAGAAAAAAGGCTATGAAGTCTTTCAGGTGATAACTGACATAAGTGATCAAAACACCCACTCACTTGTTAGCATTATTAAATTTATTATGAAAAAACCCATTAAGGATAAATAGTGGCCGCTGCCGTTGATTTAGAGTTAGATGATAAACAGGTTAGGGAGTTTTTTAGCGATCTAACTAGACGCCTAGGCCAAGCTACGCGAGCTGAAAAAGTTTACGCTGACGGCTTATCCATATTTGTTTTTCAAGATGTCATGGATCACTTCGCAAAAGAGTCAGGTCCTCAGGGTGAATGGCAAGAATGGTCAGACTCATACACTGAGCAAATGAATAGGATCGGTCGCGGTGGAAATGAAATACTTCAATTCTCTGGCCGCTTAAGACAAAGCTTTACACCTAGCCAATACCGAAAAGCTCAAGGCGGGCTTGAATGGTACAACCCCGCCAAAACTAAGGACGGTTATCCCTACGCGTTCGCGCACAATGAAGGCGACGGTCGCTTGCCGCAACGTGAATTCATGTGGCTATCTGATAAGGCTCTAGGCAAGATCGGCGAGTTCACTCTCAACTATGTTTTAGGTGAGAAGAATGGCTAATAGCTCCGTATGTTTTGCTTACCGCTCTGACACCACCTCAGCAAGATACATAGAAAACGGTAACGCCGAGATGGTGTACCGGGGTAATACTTACGGCTCAGCTGCAGAGGCGCTTCAGGCAACGACTGGTGCGATAGGTGGTTTCGAGCTTGATATTGGCCGAGGTTCTACGGTCGCCAAAGCCATTTTTAATTTTAACGCCATTAATACCCTAACTTTTTCTATTGTAAATCGATTCAGAATTACTGCCCACGCTGGTTCCGCTCTTCAGTTAGGTAGTCAACGCCCGCCCGTCATGTTCTTTACTGATAACAGCGTAGGGGATCTTGCCGGTACTATTATTAACGATGGTAATACGGTTGTTTCTCAGGTGACCACCACGGCATCTGGATCTGACAAGCTTACAACGACCGCTGGCTTTTATGATCACATCACTGTTATCGACGCACGCACGCTAACAGCTGCCGTTACTTACTTCGTAAACGGCTCTCAAACTGGACAGTTCAACTTTTCAGCTGCGCTCATTACAAACCCAAATGGGATTCGTGGCGACTTCTTCGACTCTGTCGTATTAGGCGGCGGCGGCAATAGTACTACTCGCACCATACCAAACGAAGTAGTCATTTTTCGAAAAGCTCTGACCGCTACAACAATCGGCGCTATGACCTTAGTTGATCCATCAACGGGCGTTACGAGTACGGGCGCGCTTAATGGTCAATCGCGTACCGGATGGATTGATTGCGCAAAGTTTCTAGGTGGACAGTGGACATCAATCTCTGCCGCTGAAATTAAAATAGGTGTTAACCAAATACAAGCTGGACTTACACAGACGGGCACCTACAATGGCGCAGACAGGTGGACCACTCTTACAACCGCACAAGTGCAGTCAGGTGTAAGCTTTACAGCCGATGCAGTGGGGTACACCGGTTCTTTAACTTCAGAAGTATGGTCTACACTAACTGCCGCACAAATTAGAAGTGGTATACATCAGATACAAAACTCTGTGACGGTGACGGGCTCGTTCACTGGCGAAACATGGTCCACACTTTCTGCTAGCGATATAAGAGCTGGCGTTAATCAAATACAAAACTCAGTCACTATCACTGGAACTCTTAGCGTTCCAACTGCCGCAAGTGGAACGGCTGGGACAGTTGATATTCCAAATTTACTTGAGCAAATTAGGTACACGCTAAATCTTAATAACACGACATCAGGTTATGAGGTCATTGACTTAAGCAGTAACTTGACGAGACGTGTGCAAAATATTTTTAAATATAATCCGGCTAAAATTAAACCTGACGGGCATCAATTACCGGCCCTTTATGTCTACTGTGAGAAGAAAGATATCTTGCAAAAGACGATAGCTAAAGATCAGGTGAATGGTAAGCGTGAGGCCGATGTTAGGTTTGGCATTATGGGGCTTATGTGGAACCAGTCGATTAACACAACTGAAGACCCAGCTGATAAGGACCTAACCTACTTAATGGAAAATACAGAGCGGGTTTTACGCTCTTACGCCAATCTTGGCGGCTATGCTAATTGGCAATTTCCGACTTCAGTTGAGTATCACACCGTAAGATTAGATGAACAGTCTCACCTTAGAGTAGGCTATATGAGTTTGCAATGTAAGGTCTATTACTAAAGGAGTGTTATGGCTTTAGACGTAATTTCACAGAGTAAATCAGCTTACAATCAGTGGTGTGATAAATGGCGAGCGCATGCAATTCATCACTCAAAGCACGCACCGTTTAGACCTCTTTCTGATTTTAAGTTCTCTGGAATTGGTAAAGCCCTCCTACTTGTTGGTAATGGATACTCATTTGAAGAAAACATCGAGACGATAAAAAAATACCAGTCAAATGTCGATATCATGTGCTGTGATAAAACACTCGGCACACTCTTAGATAATGGCATTACTCCAACTTTTTGCATGGTCGCTGACGCAGTAGTTGACTATGAAAAATATATGAAGCCATGGGAAAATAAGCTTCAAAACACAATACTGTTCTCAGCTGTAACCGCCAACCCTAAGTGGACTGATAATGGTAATTGGAAAAAGATGTACTTTTACTGTGTCGAGGATGCAATCCAGACTGAGAAAGAATTCACAGCGTTATCTAAGTGTGACAACACAATCCCTGCCGCTACCAATGTGGGTAATTCACTTTTAGTCATGGTCACTCAAAGTGATAACAAAGGCAGAAAGAACTATTTTGGTTATGACAAGATTGTATTAATTGGCTACGACTTTTGTTGGCGTCATAATAAAAACTACTACGCCTTTGATCACTCGGCTCAAGGTAAGCGCTTTTATATGACCCACGTGTTTGCCAGAACGCGAGGCGGGCATCATTGCTATACATCAACTAACCTTCTATTCTCAGCGCAATGGTTAGAAAACTATTTAAATTTATTCAAGTTACCTGTAGTATTGGGTAGTGATTCAACAATCCTTGGTGCCGTTCCAGTCAAAAGTCTCGAATCACAAATGCAATATAAATTTGATACCGTTGATTCTCGGAAGGTAATTAATTTCGCAGCCGAGCGCGATGCTTTGAAGCGAAGAATTTCTGAGACAGAAGAAAAGATTAGAAAAATTTCCAATAAACACTGGCGATCGCATTTAGCCTCAATCTAGGAGGGCATTCATGGCCGTAGGACAGGGCGCTTTAACAAGTTTCAATAGTTATCTTGCCGTAGGGCGAGAGACTACTTTAAACACTTATACCACGTGTACCTCGGCCTTGGATTTTATCTCAGCCTCCTTTAAGGCCACAAAAGAAGTAAAAATATTAGAGCAAATTGAAACCAAACGCTCCTACTCAAAGCAGATAGCGCTTGGAAAAACTATTGAAGGAGAGATGGAGTTTTATCCATACTCCGAGGCCGCAAGCTTTGTTTATCTTTTACAAAATGCGCTGGGTGGAACGGTTACAAGTGCGACCACAACCAGTGAAACAACTGGATCGGCTAGCTTTGAACATATCATCTCTATTGGCAACATGGACCAGAGTTACACTTCACTTTGTTTTAATCACCGCAAGGGGGATTCTTCTGGCGGAATGGTGTTTCAATATTCTGGCGTGCGAGTTAATGAATTTATGTTTTCAGCTGAAATTGACGAAGCACTAAAATGCACGGCCCAGGTCATTGCAATGGACGTGACAAAAACTTCTAATGATGTTTCAAGCGCTCTATCAGTTGCCCAGAATCAACCGCTATCTTTTGTTAACGGTCGTATCTCGGTAGAGAGTAACTTTTCAAGCTTGACCTCAACTTCATTCTGGCATGTCCAAAGCGTTGAGTTTGGAATTGCAAACAACCTTAAATCAGACAGCGCTTCTCGAAGAATCGGGTCTGACATTTTGGGTGTGCTACCAGTCGGCATTGCTAACTTTACATTTAACGCCACAATTAGATTTGATACCACGACTGCTTTTGATGCCATGATGGCAAACACTCAGCTTGCCGCTGAGCTTGAATTTACCGGCACAACGCTAACAGGCTCTAAATTCACAAGGTCTGTTAAATTTCAATTCCCAAAAATATTTGTAAGTGATGCGGGTGATCCGGAAATTTCTGGACCTGATGAAATATTAACATCGCAAGTAACCTTTGCAGTGTTGCGTGACGACTCCTCTGCAGGCGGCTACCCAATGCGAGCGGTAGTAAGGAACCTAACATCTAGTTATGCTTAATTGGATATTTGGTAGGCGTCACCTGGACGCCGTCTTAAACGAAGTTAAGGCAGTAAAAATAAAGGGCGTAAGCTTTCATATTAAGAAAATATGTCCTCTGGATGTGGCTGCAGGCTACAACGTAATGCTTCAGGCCTTTAACACTTACGATGCAGATAGGGCGCTAGGGAAGGCCACAGCAGACCCTAAGCACATTGAGAAAATAAAAGAACATTACGCCGACGTGTTCATGAGTGCTGTGGTGAGCCCCAAAATAACCAACAAAAAAGATGAGCCGGGAAAAACATTTGTCGGCAATATTCTGAATGACTGGGATATTTGCGAAGAGCTTTACACGCACATCATTGAGTACACCTACGGAAAAAAAAAGTTCAAACAGCTAGAATCGTTAAGAAGTCGGCTGTAGCGATTGACCAGATAGCTCAGCGCTACGGTGTTTTGCCATCAGAAATATTAAAATTAGGCATTGAGGAATTTCAGCAGAATTTAATTATTGCTCAGGAGGGCGTTTTGAATCACGAGCGCCTGTCCAAAGAAAATGCTGAAAAAGCCAAACGAATGAGGAAGCGCAGGTAATGGCCCAGAAAGAAGCTACACTCTTACTCCGAGTCAAGCAGGTCGGCCAGCAAGTCATGGACCGATTTGTGATCACGTTAGGCGACCTTATCAATGTCGCAAGACAAATTCCTCAATTCGTAGCCAATGCTATTAGTGCCTACAGGGAAGAAGAACAAGCGATAAACGCCCTCAATCAGTCCATGATCAATCAGGGCGTATATAGCGACGACCTCAAAAATAAATACCTTCAGCTAGCCTCGAGCATTCAAAAAACCACTCTATTTGCCGACGAGCAGGTCATTAGCGCGCAAGCAGTTCTTCAAGGATTTGTTGGTCAAAGGGAAGTTACCGAAGACCTAATAAAGGCTACGCTAAATCTCGCGGCGGCCAAAAAGATGGACTTAACCACGGCGGCCAACCTTGTCGGTAAGGCGATAACAGGGAACACCACGGTTTTTCAGCGTCACGGCGTTTACATTGAAGACGCCATAGATAAAGAGGGTCGGCTTGCTAATGTTACCCGGACGCTAAACTCTGTTTTCTACGGACAAGCAGAGGCCGCGGCTCAAGGGGCTGGCGGGTTCTCAAAGCTTGCCAACACATTCAGCGATTTTATGGAGGCCATTGGCGGCAGACTAACTACCGTGCTCTTGCCGCTTGCCAATATTCTAGGTGACATAGTTGAAAGCGCTACAGAGTTAATTGGAGTAAATCAAAAGAACGCCGCAAGCATGGATCCACTTGTAGCGAAAGTACAAGCTGCGCGCACAGAGTACGCAAAGCTTGCACAAAAAGTTTACGAGGTTCAAAATTCAGCACAAGCTTCTTCTGTCGATAAGCTAATTTTCTCTGAGGAAAAACTTCAAAAAGAACGCGCCAACCTTAGACTGTTAGAGGAAGAACTTAGGAAGCACGAAGAAACAAAGATAGAAATAGCAGCCAATACCAAGGCTTTAAATAATGCGCAAGAGGAACAAGAAAAGATAGAGAGAGAAGCCAAGCTGTTCGAAAAGCTAACGCTCGAGCAAGAACTCGAGATGGCCCATACAGCATGGCTAAATTCAAATAACGAAAATCGCCTAAGCAATCATTTAAATTATTTAAACAAGGCCATCGCCGCCGAGACAGACTTCCAAAAGAAAAAAGACTTCCTTGAGCAAAAGGGCGTAGTTCAAAGAAAGATGCTCCTCGAGCAAGAAAATAAAGAAAAGCTTCAGGGCTACAGCACGTTTTTCTCTGGCCTTTCTGCTCTTACTGAGTCAAGCAACAAACAAATAGCGGCCATCGGTAAGGCAGCTGCAATTGCGAATGCGACAATGAACGCCTACGTTGCCATTCAAAATGCTCTAGCAAACGTCCCATACCCGGCCAATATCGCGGCGGCCATAGGTATCGGCGTTCAAGCTTTTGCAAACGTGGCTAAGATATCAGGCGTCCAACTAGCTGAGGGCGGTATTGTCATGCCTACCCCTGGCGGTACACAAGCAACAATCGGTGAAGGCGATAGAGCTGAGGCCGTTATCCCACTTCCTAAAAACTTTGATCCCGATTCAGGCTTAGGCGGTGGAATGACCATTAACTTTAACGGTCCAATTCTTGGCGATGAATCACAAGCAAGACGCTTTGCTGAAGTTCTTGATAAAGAACTTTACAAGCTTAGAAAAGAAGGTGGCTCGCTATCTTTTGAGGGCATAATCTAATGGAGTTTATCTACAAAAACTTTTTAGATACTACGAGTGCACTGGTAGTTAATTCAAACACTGCAGGCGCCCAGTACATGATGTCCACAGACTTAAGGCAGCAGTACATAAGCTCAGGCTTTAATAACGATTCAACGACAGCAACAATAAGAATTAATTTTAGCTCGACCAAAACTGTATCGAGAATTGTTTTAGCTAACATGAATTGGAAACAATTTAGATGTTACTATAACGGCACAACCGCTAGTACCTTTGCTCTCACGACAACTTCGGCAACGACTACAGCTAACTTTTCCACTAACTCTGAAACGAGTATGTATTTATTTACGACCCCAGTCGCGTGTACTTCAGTAAGCTTTGATGTGTATTCAACTCAGGTAGCGAACGTTGAGAAGGCCGTGGGTTGGGTAGTTGTTAGCGATGTTCTTTTAGATTTTGAAGCTGACGGCGGACGAATTCCAAACTCTAGTAATTATAAACCACAAGTAACCCCTGAGCGTGTTGAACATAAGATGGCTGATGGTGGTACGCGTATACATTTCGTAAGAGATGTATTTAGTGCCAATGTGAAATTCGACAACGTTGGCTTAACTTTTACGAGTGCTTTGCGTGAAGTATATGACCTGCAAGATGAATTTATTTTCGCAGCATTTCCCACATCTACCTCATGGGACAAAGTCGCATTCCCCTGCGTATGGTCAGGTGGTTTTGATTTTCTAGAATATAGCGACGACGCTGCTGCCTCTGGTTTTTCAGGCAGCATAAGGCTTAAACAAACATCGGTGTAATTAATGTCATCACTACTTGATATTATTAAGCGCGGGAAATCAAGGGTGTTTAGACGCGCCTACATTAAAAGGCGTTTAAGGTCGACCGGGCAATTTGAATCTGACTGGGTAGAGATTACTGATGAGATAAAGCGTTGGGGTACATTTACAACTGATATAGATTCTGAGCGGTTTAATAGATTTAAATTTTCGTCAGCTAAAATTACTGTCAAAAATGATGAGGGCTTATTTAACCCAGAGGATGACGAAAATAGTCTATGGTTTGGTTATGCCGCTAGAGCGCGTTCACTACTACAAGTTAGAGCAGGCTTTATTGAGGAAACTGTTACCTCTGGAATTTGGACTCAGACTAAAACTCCAAGAGATGCTCCTCAGTTTGACATAGACTTATTTGATGACGGGGTCATTGACGATGACGCGCAAGTGGTATTTACGGGTATAATTACGGGTGACATTCCTTCCTCTAGCAAAAACGAAGTTGTATTGACAGCTGCACCTTTAAACCAAGTGTTTAGAGACTTCCCAGCTCAAAGACTTAACTTTTTTACTACTACAGGTCTAAGCGCTTCACAGTTTGTTCAAGGCTTAAGAGACATGACTGATGGTGCAGGCTCTTTTGTCTTTAGGCCATTTTTTTACAACACAACAACTGGCTTTAATTTCACAGCGACCTCAAACATATATCAGAATTTAAACACCTCTGGCGCTAAAGACATTGTTGATAAAGATGTGTGGTCAACGGTTGAAAAACTATCTGAGGCTGAAGGCTTCTTAGCTTATTGTGATAGAACAGGCACTTTTCAATTTAAAACTAGGACCGTTGGTTCAACCACTGAGGCTTATCACTTCTATGGACCTGGATATTTTAGCTCAGTCTATGGGACTACGATTAAGCAGATATCTAATTTTGGTCCAGTAAATTCCAAGTTTTATTCCCGCGTGCAAGTAAAATATAGAGAAGAAGACACGTCAACTAGCTATCATGTGGTAGAATCATCGCTGACCGTTGCGGGAAATAATTCTATTTGGAATTATGGCTATAGAACATATAGCTTAGAAAATACTTGGATACCGACGACGACCGCTGCTGAAACTATTGCTCAGACAATTTTCACAAACGTATCAAGCTTAAAAAAAGAGTTAGAGGTAACAACTAGCTTTATCCCGCAATTAGATGTTTTGGATATTGTAAGAGTTAGCTTTGATGCTTCGGGCTCAGCTCCAGCAGAATCTCAATGGGATAACAACAACTGGGCTGATACTTCAGGTGCTGCCGCAACGAGTGGTGATTTAGTCTGGGACGGCACTCGCGGTGATTCAATTAAACTTAATAATAAAGAATTTGTGATTTTAGGTACAAGCGTAAACCTAGATAACTTTGAATGTAAATTTAAATTGAGGGAGACATAGGATGTGCCCTGTTAGTGATACAATTGCGTCAACTGATTATTGGACGCCGACGTTTCGAGAGACCATTACGTCTGCTAAATGGATTGGCCACATGGCTTTATACCGTGGCCATATGTTACCCGTTGACGGGTCAACAAGTGCCGCTGCGAATGGGGCTTATGATCTAGGTTCATCTAGTTATAAGTGGCGAAACTCCTATTTAACTGGCTACGGATACGAGAGTGTCAATACAGGGATCACGGCCTTTGCAGGCGGAGGGCAAGGTAGCGCTACAGCTCTAACAAAACAAAACAACGTAATCACCGTATGTGCGAGCGATAATGATTCGGTAAAGCTTCCGAGCGCTACCGCTGGGCAAGTTATTAGAGTTTTGAATTTTCAAGGCTCTAAGAATCTATCTGTATATCCATCTAGTGGTGAGTCTATTAATGGAGTAACCAATACTAGTTACACGGTTGAGCCTCGCAGGTTGATTGAATTTATATGTCATACCGCCCAAGCTTGGCTTCCACTTAACTCCAGTAAATTTGTTTCCGCAAGCACTACCTACACGATTACATCTAACAACACTTATCTTGGCGTGGCCGGAGCCGGAATTCAGCTAGATCCAGGGGTATATAATTTATATGGGGTTTCGTGGGTTAGAAGAACGGCTTCGCCGTCAGTACAGATATACACTATTGCCTCGGCCTTCTCAGAAACTACAAGTGGGTACACGCTAACTTCGAATATTTCAATAAGAGGTAACGACGGTGGTCAGATAGGATTCGTACAAGGCGGCTCGGCCTCTTTTGAAATAATAGACAGTTGGTGGTTGAATAGTCATCACAAGGCGCTGGTAACCGCGACGACCACGATCTACGCAAGCTCCCTAGTTCAAGTCACATCTGGCAGCACTCCCACAAACTACGTTTCCACTGTTTACATTTACGCAGAGAGGTCCGCCTATGGCATTTAAATGGTTCACGGTCGACAGGAACGGTAAGGGCCGCGTATTCACGACTGATGGCTTCATTCCAAAAAATATCGATCCATTAATTGATATTACTAATACCGACTTTAAGATTGAGGACGGTATATTTTTAGTTTTAATAAATGGACGCGTGGAAGTTGATCTTGTCAAAAAAGCTGCCTACGACCAAGCATTGGCAGACAAGCTAACAAGAGATGAGGCAAGGCGAACGACAGAAAAAACTCTCGTCGAACAATTAAAATTAGCTAATACGGTTATCGATAATTCAAGCCTTGAGGCGCCTATCAAAACTCTACTAAAGAGAATGTGCAAATTACTAGCGAGGGATTTGTAAGATGCCAAGTTCTAACACAATAACAAGCTCAAGTTTTTACACATTCACTCCAGGCACAAAAGCGCGAGCCAATGAAGTGAACGCAAACTTCAATGTCTATCGCGGCCACATAATGCCTGTAGACCCAAACACTTCCACTAGCGCCAATCATACTTACGATTTAGGTGCGAGTGATGCCTACTGGCGTTGTCTATATACAAATTCACTTGATCTTAGAACTTCCACGACGACCGCGACACTTCTTATTCAAGGGCAGACAGGCACAGCTGCGGGCGCGATTGATGTTTTAATTGAAGGTGTAACCGTTGGCTGTTTTAAGTCTGACGGCTTTGATGGGGGTACGATAAGGCCATCGAGCATAACTCAAAGTGCGTTTGCTTTTAATATTGAAATGAAAGCGCAAACGTTTACTTCTAACGGGACGTTTACAATTCCCTCTGGCACAGCGGCGCTAATCATCGAGGCGGCTGGAGGAGGCGGGGGAGGAGGTGGTGGTGGTGGTAATGCCGGTGGTGGCGGTGGTGGTGGGCAATCGGGACACTACGGAATTTTCACCATAGACGTGGGCGCGGCGACAGTGCTGTCGATAACCGTTGGAAATTCAGGGGCCGGGGGGTCGGCGAGCTCCGGCGGTGGGGACGGAAACTCTGGGTCTCCTGGTGGAACTACGACCGTTGTTGTCGGATCAAAGACATACTCTTTCGCCGGCGGACAGGGCGGAACTAGGGGGCGAAATACTGGAGGCGGGGGCACTGGCGGTGCGGGTGGTTCGACCACTCCAAGAATGGCCCTTGTCGCGGCAAGCGGTGGATCCGGTGGAAACGCGGGGGCTGCTGGAACAGCAGGAACACACGCAGTAACCTTCACTGGAGGTGACGGTAACAACGGAGTCAGCGGTGGTGGCGGTGGTGGCGGTGGCGCATCTCTTTGGGGTAGAGGCGGCAACGGTGGCGAAGGGGGAGGAGCTGGCGCGGCTGGTAACGGCGGAAGCGACGCCGGGGCTACTGCTTTTGGGGCCGGAGGTGGCGGCGGAGGAGGCGGTGGCACGGGAGCTGGCACCGTCGGCGAGGGCGGCGGCGACGGTACAAATGGTATTTGCGTCGTCTACTATATCTAAACTTAGGACTATTTACCTGCAAAAATGCGGTAACATTGACATTGGAAATACCACTTACTCAACTAAGTGGTAGATGTCATGGATTGACCGAATAAATTATAACTGGTACCGATTCAAATACCGCTACGGTAAAAACCTACTACTCACAACTCCAGTAGATGTCTCTTTAGAATTATCCTCAACCTGTAATCAATCGTGTGGATATTGTTATCACGCCGACCAAAAGAATTTACCTTTCGTTAAAGGTTTAATGAAATGGGAGACAGCTGAGGAGATAATTTATCAAAGCGCTGTCTTAGGTGTTAACTCAATCAAGTTTAATTGGAAGGGTGAGAGTACACTTAATCCTATATTTAGAGACTGCACAGCTCTTGCTAAAAAGCTTTCAACTAGAACTACGTTCATAGATAGACTCACAAACTCTAATTTTAAATTTCCAACTAACAAAGAAGAAATTTTCGAAGGCCTATCTAATCAAACTAAAGTTAAAATATCTTTTGATTCTTTCATAAAAGAAGTGCTCGAAACGCAAAGGCGTGGCGCTAAGTATGAGCTAGCACTTGCTAACATTGATAAGTTCTATAATCACCCGCTTCGTATTTTATCAAACACTGAAATGGTAATTCAGGCGGTAAGAACTAAGCTCAATAAAGATGAGGATATCTATGGGGAAGTTAAAAGACGTTGGCCTTCTGCTAGTGTCTCGGTGCGTGATATGGTTACAGGGCGTGTTGGAGCTGACCTATCTGGTCTTGAGCACAAAACAAAAGATTCATCTAGGAGACAGTCCTGCCAGCAAGCTCACGTTAGAGTTATATTCAATCACTCCGGTCGTGCGCATGCATGTTGCCCAGACATCGGGGAAAAACTCCAACTTGGACACATCGATAAAGACACCGTCTGGAGCATCTATAATTCCATTCAGGCGAAAGAACTTAGGCGATCACTCAAAGATGGATCAGCCTTCTTAAAAGATCCATGCAAGACGTGCAGTAGTTATGAAAGTTATCAGGGCTATCAACCGGGCTGGCACGCATGACCAAAACTCGTGTGTACGTTGTTTTAGAAGGTACTGAAGTAATGGATCTAAGATCAGATATGACAAACCTTCTAATTGCTCTTGAGGAAAATGACCTAGCGTACGCGACTGAAACCGGCCAAGGAATAATGAGATTTTTAAAAAGGCTTAACGACAGAATGCAAATAGAAAAGCCAAGGATTAATCACAAGGAGGAATGACATGAATTTAGTGCTACCACATAAGGACATGGTGTCAGCGGTAGATACGGGCAAAAGCAAGCCGACAGAGGTAGATCCAACAGATACTTTTATTAAATACAAAACTAGATTTAACAAACTAACCCGTCGTGAGATTGAAATTATTGAAGCTCTAAAAACTCACGCAAAAAATATCGATATCGCAAACGCTCTACACATTTGCGAAAAGACGGTTAAGTTTCATTTTACAAATATATTTAAAAAGCTAGGTGTGAGAAACCGCATCGGCGTTTACCAGAAATTAACTCAAGCGGGGTTATAAGATTACAGCAGCTATTGTCATTTGCGCTAGAACGGATTCAAAAAGAATCCCTAATAAAATCTTTAAAAACATAAATGGCAAAAAGCTACTCAGTCACCTAGTCGAAAGACTCATGCCGTTGGGCATTCCTATAGCAATAGGATATCCCGAAAATCAAGACCATGAGTTTGTACCATTCATTTCAGAGTATCCTTCTCTCATTTTTTACACTCGCGGTGAGTTTGATTCAAAAAGCCCGCTGCACGCCTTAAACACAATTGCCGGTAAACTTAAGGCCGATAAAGTTATCAGAGTTACCGCTGATAAAATATTAGTTGACCCAGAGGATATTCAAAAAGCTCTAAGTGTTTTTGATGATAAGGGCCTTGATTACTTATTTAGCTCAAGCATAACCCCTGGTTGTGGGTTTGAGATTATCTCAAGTAAAGCACTAAGCTTGGCTGCTCACTCATTTAAAAATCCAGTCGAGTTTACAAGTTACGCCATTAAGGCGGTTACTGATAACGTCTTTGATTTTGATTTCTCTAAAAAGCATCTGCCAAAAACAAGGCTTCTAATTGATTTCCCGGAAGATGTTAAGTTTATCTCAGCACTTTTCGCGTGCGTGGGTAATAATGCAAGCGTTACAAGTGTTCTTAAGTTCATAACTGAAAACGCATGGATTACATCTATCAACAAACAGCCAGAAGTTACAGTTTACACATGCGCCTACAACGCTGAAAAATATATTGATGAATGCCTTGAGTCAGTTAAGAGCCAAGAGGGCTTTAAAGATTTTGAGTTTATCATAGTTGATGACTATTCAGAGGATAGCTCGCCTAAAAAGCTAGTTAAGTTTTCATGTCAGAATAAAAACGTTAAATATTTTAGAAACCCGCAAAACGTTGGCCTTGCTACAAGTTCAAATATTGCACTCCAATTAGCTCGCGGTCGCCACATCATTAGGCTTGATGCTGATGACTATTTTGTAGAGCCAACTGCAATAGCTCAAATGCTTTACGAGATTAAAGAACGAAGCTTAGATGTAGTATACCCAAATAATTATTTCGGTTCACGCTCGATCATTCAGCGTGGTTCACAAGATCATCACGTGGGCGGAGCACTCTTTAACACTAAGGCTGTAAATCACGTTAAGTTCACCGACGGGTTACGAGGCTACGAAGGCTATGACTTTTTCGTAAGAGCTAAGGACCAAATTAAAGTTGGGTACTTAAACCGTCCATTATTTTTCTACCGTCAACATGCTGAGAGTTTAAGTAAAAATAATATTGAATACAGAAAAAAAATAAGAGCAGAGATTGATTTAAAACATGCAAACATCAAACGTTAATTACTTACCTGAAGGTACTAAGATTTGCTGTCCTAACTGCGCGATAATAATCGCTGAGCTTAATGTTGATCTTTATCCAAGCGAGAGAATCACGCCGAGTAAATTCACAGCGATAAGTGTTGAGCCTGAAAGTATCGCTAAAGACAAGCCGTTTAACTGTCCTAACTGTAATACGCCTTATGCAAAATTTAATGGTCGAGGAATGTTACATACAACAATGGGGTGGAAGTGAAGCCATTTTTACTAATGATCGCGTGGTCGTTTATTGGAGTTTCTTTATTAATGTTGCTTGAGGCAAATGGCGCGACGCCTGGCGAAGTTTGGGCCGCCTCTGCTGGCTTAAGCTACGCATGCCTATTCGGATTTTATTACTCGGTCGCCTTTGTGGAGGGCAGATGAAAACGATTTTAGACTTGTTCAAAAGAAAAAAAGAAAACACGCCGGCCAAAAAAGCCGAGCGCAAAGAATCGACTAGCCTGCTAGATCCGTCCAACACTTTGAATTATGTAAATCCTGCGAGTCCACTTAGTTGGCCTTCTTACGACAGCGGCGGCGGTAGCAGCAGCGACTCGGGCTGCGGTGGTAGCTCATTTGATTCGGGCGGTGGTTCATTCGACTCCGGATGTGGCGGCGGGGGTTTCGGAGATTGAAACACCAAGCTATAGACGTGGTTAAACTTTACACCGGCACCTTAGAAGGTTTCGAGGACGATGTCCTAAGCGTAAATACTAAGACGTCGTTTGATTCTACAAAAGTATTTAAGGCGGTGAGCTCGCATGAGAAATGGAATGAGTGGTTAACAAGGTGTTTTAAAAGCAAAAATATAAACGAACTTGTACGAGTGAGATATGGACTTCAACTCGGTATGGACGATGCGGTTAAAAAAAGGCTAACGACTCAAGGGCTAATAGAAATGTTTCCTCGCTGGATCGGTTCAATTGATAAAACAATCAGAAAAATAGTTAAGAATAAAAAACATACAAAAGATGAAAAGAGGATGACAGATAGTGAGCTTGAAAGCTATTTGCGAAAACAATCATATTAAGCCTAAGGCTGTGATCTTTGATATTGACGGTACACTTGCCAATATTGATCACAGAAGACACTTGCTCAATTTAGAAAAAAAACACTGGTCATTATTCTTTGATTCTATGATTAAAGATAAACCAAATGAGTGGTGCAAAAAAATGTCTAACTTATATCACTCACAAGGTTACACAATTCTTTTAGTCTCTGGCCGTCCTGATAATTACATGAGTGTTACTCGAGGATGGCTTGAGGAGCATGACATTAGATTTCACTGGTTATTTTTAAGAAAAGAAAATGACTACAGGCCAGACTTTGAAATCAAAAAAGAAATATACGAGAAGTATATAGACGGAAAATACGGCGTTGAGTTCGTAGTTGATGACAGGTCGCAAGTGGTAAAGCTGTGGCGTGAACTAGGGCTTGTGTGCTTGCAGTGCGCCGAGGGAGACTACTAATGGAAGCTGGTAGAGAGTTAGACAAATTGATTGCTGGAAAAATATTTAACCTATCCATAGGTTGTGACTACATGAGGGGAAAAATGTGGGTCGTTTTTCCGAATGGCTCAATGATGCCTCCTAACGAAATGCCAGAGCTCCCTTATTACTCTACTGATCTTGGCGCCGCATGGAAGGTTGTGGAGCACATAGATCTTATCGGATGGACAAACTCACTTGGTAAAACTGCAAGCGATAAGTGGTGTTTCCTTAAATACGATGAATGGGATAATGACCACCGCGTAGATCATTCAACTATTGCAGAGTCGGCACCGCATGCTATATGTCTTGCGGCCTTGGCTGCTGTCGAGGCGAAATGAAATACCTAGCCCTTCTCTTTTTCACAATCATGACGGTTGGATTCATAACAAGCGTTAGAGCGCTTATTCAAAGCAAAGTATTAACGCCCAGTCTTTATGTGAACCTTTACATGGATATTTTTTTAATGATTGGATTTCTCGTGGCCTTCATTTGCTTAGCTTCTGGATGTGTGCCGCCGTGATTTTAATAGTGCTGGCTTTTTATTTTCATCATGTTAACGAGCCAATGTACTGCGCGCTCACGGGCCTAATTCTATTAATGAATATTTGTATCGCCGTATTCAAATTTGGGAGTGATTGTTAGCCATGATTCTAATCGCTGAGATAGGGAATTGCCATCTAGGGGACTTTGATAAAGCGAAAGAACTAGTTCGGCTCGCCAAAGAATCAGGTGCCGACATTGTTAAATCAAAGGCCTACTTTGCAGAAAACGTTAACGGCACTATGCCCTTTGCTTTTTACAAGCAATGTGAATTCACGCAAGAGGAATACTTAGAACTCATTCACTACGCCAAGACATTTCTAGATATAGATTTATTCTACACAGTTTATTCTAGAAAACTTTATCCGATGACCTATCATCAAAAGTACCACAAGTTACCGGCTTCAGATGTTAGACGAAAACCATCGACAGCTGAGCGCATGGATATGGAAAATCTTTTCGTAGCTATTCCCGAGCTATGTCCAAGACCTAACGTAACTAAAGCACAGGTGCTTTACGTAAGTGAGTACACCGCCAATAACCCGCATCTAGAAAATATAGATAACTTGCGCGAATATTATAAACGCTTAGTTGGATACTCTGACCACACTAGAGGGATTGAGGCGTGCGTAAAGGCAGCTAAATACCATAGCGCCCACATTGTAGAAAAACACTTTACCTTAGATAAAAACATTCAATTTGATGGCATCCAATTAGATGAGTCCGTTCATGGGTTACTGCCAAACGAATTTGAGGAGCTAGCGCGTGCAATTAAATGAGTTTGCTCATAGGCGTATTTGGGGGCCAAGGCCCTCATATGAGAATGTGCTTAATTACATTAGGCCCAACAAAGATTTTACAATCATCGCAGGCCCTTGCTCTGTAGAAAATCAAATGCAGATAGAATACCTTGCGAGTATCGCAAAGCAGAGTGGTGCGACTCACCTTCGTGGAGGCGTATTTCGGGCTGGTACTTTTCCCGGCAAGAATTTCGGCCTTATCGAGAAGGATCTTGTTAAGCAATATCACGAGGCCGCGAGATCAAATAACTTAAAAAATATTATTGAAGTTTTAAACTACTCAACTCATGAGCTCGACTGGGTAGCTCAATACGCTGACTGCTTTCAAGTTGGCTGTCGGCAAATGCAAAACTATCAGCTTCTAAGAACGCTAGGGTATTACAAAAAGCCAGTATTCTTAAAGCGTCATCCTGGCTCTACTATCGATGAATTCTTAGGAGCGGCTGAGCATCTACTTGTCGGCGGCGTAAATGAACTCACATTAATAGAGCGGGGCTCTAGTGGTCATAGCTCACACGTGCGCTGGGACTTATCTATAAGCATGATACCGGCGGTTAAGGCAATAACAGCTCTGCCGATATTGGTGGATCCTTCGCATGGTACTGGTCGAAGAGATTTAGTGTGGCCAATGGCCTTAGCTGGAATAGCGGCGGGCGCCGACGGGGCCCTGATAGAGTTTCACGAAAACCCAGAATTAAGCTTATCAGATAGTGATCAGGCTATTTCTATTTATGAATTTCAAACACTCATGGAAAAAATCAAAGAGTTACGAGGAGTATTATAGATGCGATGTTTAATCTGCGACAGTACAGACAAATGGAAGAACGCTGACCAGTACCGGCTAGTCCCAAAAAAAATGGAAATCTGCATGGGCTGTGGGTTCGTTTCTTACCCATCGCTCTACAAAACAGAAGCTGAGATGATTGAGTATTACAGAAAAGAATATAGAAAAGCGCCCAGCATCGGCAATCTATATACTGGAAATAGAAAGCTCCTCCACCACGATATTATGCTAAGGCCGATATTTAAGGAGTGGATTGAGAAGGGAATTAACTCACCTGTTATCGGTGAAGTTGGCTCTGCTTACGGTATTTTTCTAAACTGGGTTAGATCACAGTTTTTTCCAAAAGGTGAGTTTCATGGAACTGAGCTCACAACCACATTTAAGCGCGTGGCTTTTCACGAGTATGGTTTAAATCTTAAAGACGACTTAGACCCAAATGTTAAGTATGACATGATTTGCTCTTACAAGGTAGCTGAGCACCAAATGGATGCTGATAAAAAGCTACTTCAATATAAAGAGCTTCTTAAAGAAAATGGTTTACTTTATATTAGTGTTCCTACTTGGTTTAGCACACTCACTAACTTCGGTATGGAAGGTTCTTTTGATATTGAATATTATTACAGTACTAACCATGTGAATGTGTGGACGCGTAGCCTTTTTGAATCTCTTTTAAAGAAAGTAGGCTTTGAAGTAGTTAAATATAACGGCACTCTTTACGGTGATACATATATTTGTAAGCGTAACGATGAGTTAATGAAAGAGCCTCGCTTTGTAGAGAATCCAGAAGAAATTATTAAAAAGATGGCGGCAATTAAAAAGGCCTATGATGCCGTAACGAACCACGACTATAAAGCAGCATTTGAAGCCTATGCAAAATTCCCGATCGCTTATAGAAATTATTACGAGAACACGCGCGCGAATTTTCACAAGGGTGGATTCGAGCCGAAGTTTGAGGACATCTTTAACCACTACGTTAAGCCAGCAATCGACGCATGTCCTAACGAGGTAGACGGTTACCAATTTGCCGCTGACCTCTGCATGCGCTATGGAAGGTATGCAACGGCAATTGAGTATCTGCAAAAAGCCCTAAGTCTAAGAGATAACAGCGCAACACTTTTAGAAATGCTCGGCCATTGTTTTCGGCAAATGGCGATTAAAGAAAAAGAGGCCGGTAACGCAGAAAAAAGTATTAATCTCTTAACGACTTCCCGTGATATATTTAGGCACATTGCTCGCATTGATTTACAGCAAATGCCTGGGGCAATAAATTGGATCTATTCAGATTCTTCTGAAATACCAACACCGTTTGAAAAAGAATCACTACAAAAAGCAGCTTAGTTTTATTAACCGTCATTTTTAAAAGGAGTTTTTATAATGGCAAAAGTAAAAATTGAAACAGAAGTTTCAAAAGAAATCTATGAAGCGGCTCAAGGCTTAGGTAAATTCGGTCTTGCAGTTAAACAAGCCTTAGCTGATGGCTGGCAATTAGGACAGGATTTGCCTGTAGTAATGGCTTCGGCTCTTTCTGAACTCGTGCCTGGATTACAGGGTATTGAAAAAGCTGCCGACGAAGTAAAAGAAGACGCTCTTGCTTCAGTTGATGGCTTTATCCAAGGTATTAAACCTATGGTAGCTGAGCTTTTAAAAAAGTCAGCGTAATGGAAAATAAGAGTATTCTATACTCTAAAACGGTTTGGGTCGCGCTAGCATACGCGGCCCTTATCTCGTTTGAAGGACCTATTCAGGAGTATATAAAATCTCATCAGAATATTTCTGGATATCTAGTCTCGTTTGTCTTTATCTTACTTAGAATTTTAACCAAGAGCGGTGTCAGGTTTTTATGAAAATAATTTTAATCGTTTTGTCATTTTTCTTTATTGGTTGTGGCTCAGTACCCACAACTCCAGAAACATCAGGCGGCGGTGTGGTCCATGATCAAACAGTCTATAAAAGAGATATGGAAGTGTGTTTCGGGAATACTTGTAGTGAAGGCGTTTTGGTTGTGCCTCGTGCTACTGTTTATAAATTTAGTGTTAAGGCAAAAGGTGACCTCGATCTATTCACGTTTTCGACGTGCCACAGAGAAGAAGTAGCAGAGGATGCTGGCAGTGGTGGTTGGTTTGGTAGTGGTGAAAAATATAGTGGTACCTACACACCGATTAAAGGCCTTGAGGATATTTATGCATGTCCTGCTTATGTGGGTGGATACAATAAAGAGAATGAAAACTCATGGGCGTTCATTGATTTTGAAACACCTGAAGCTAAGCTTCCAGCCACATTAAACTGTAATGGCAAAGTTACAAAAGCAAATGGAGTTAGTGTCTGTCAGAGTAAAGCAGGACTAATTCAGCAAATAGAATTTCAAGTACCTGTTACAATTGAATTTGAAGCGGCTAAATGTAAAATGCCAAAACCTCAAGATGATAAGGTATGGCAGTTTGAAATGCCGGTTGGGGAGTGTGTTTTCGCGTTCTTTAGCGAGGACGGCCAGGTCCATAGAATGACCTTGCTCGGTTATCAAAAAATTCTAATCCGAGGTGAGTAATGATAGCAATCGTCACAATGGTTTTACCTTTAGTTCTTAAGCTTTTAGGAATGCTACTTGATAAGTATGTTGAGAGTGCTGAGGCTAAAGAGCTATTCATTAAAATGGTAGGCTCGCTTGAGTATGGTGGACTTAAATCCGTTAAGCTTAACCAGAGTTACCGTGAGCAGATAGAAGCGCACAAGGCTAAAAAAGCACAAATTTCTCAAAGATGAAAATTGCCATTATTGTAGGGCACTCGCTTACTAAGCCTGGAGCTTATGGAGTCGACCCATTAAATTGCTACGAGTACGAATGGTATAAACCATTTGCTCAAGAGCTATATCGCTTGGCTCGGGGGTTAAACCTTCAGTGTCATGTATTTACTCGGGACGGTTTAACTATCGAGAAGGTTGGCGAGGCGGTTAATAAATGGGCTGGCGATGATAACGCTTGTGCGATTGAGCTCCACTGGAATTCTCTAAACGGAAATATTCAAGGCACTGAAACTTGGTTTGATCTTGAACCACCTGAGGGCGAGTTACTCGCTAAAGAAGTTCACAACGCTATGATAGGATTATTTAACAGGCGTGATCAAAAAGATCAGAAGAAAAATAAATTAGACCGTGGCACTAAACTTTTAACTGATCACGACAGAGGATTTAAGAACGCTGCCACGGTTAAGATTCCATATGCACTTATTGAACCCGTGTTTGCTGACAATAAAATTGAATCCAAGTTACTACTTGATAAAAGAGTACCACTTGCGATGAGTTTAATTTCGGCAGCTCATAAGTTCTTGGTTAATCAGTCATCCTCAGCCCAGCTATCATACACCGGCACTTCAATATAAGTAGGCGAAGGACATTCTTGCTTAGCCTTATCCCATAACTTTGGGTCAACGCATGCGAGGATACCGCCGATAAGGACCACTAAAATCCAGACAGTAATGAGAAATTTTAGGATGAGGTCAAACATGAGCACCTCGTCGGCAGTTCATTGACATTGGAAATACCACTTCGTAAGTCATTGTGATGGAAATATGGCAAAACATTCCTGGGTATGAAGGAAAATATCAGGCGAGTAGTTTTGGAAGAGTTAGGTCTGTACCCAGAAAGTGGGTAAAAGCCTATAAGATAAAAAAACAGAGGTTGGGTAATTGGCGCGCGGCATACTTCATCGTGTCCCTCGGGGACGGTAGCAACAACGTCGCCGTCCACCGCCTTGTCGCTCTCGCCTTTCACGGGGTGCCCGCCGCCACCAAGACAGAAGTAAATCACATCGACGGCGATAAAACGAACAATCGAGCGGACAACCTCGAATGGGTGAGCTCCAGCGAAAACAGGCTTCATGCGTACAAAATGGGGTTTCACAAAAAAACGCAAGAAATGCGACTTCCGAAAATAAGTGGAATCGCCAATAAAAAATGTGCTCTTTCGGAGAAGCAGGTGAAGGATATTTTTGAGAGGTTTCGTCGAGGGGATAATCGGCATCACTTGGCGAAAGAGTTTGGCGTCACAAGAAGGACAGTCTACAACATCGGGCAAGGGAAGACGTTGTCGTCCGTGACGAAGGCAATCAAAGGGGGATGAAGCGTGGGCCGTATTCATCTATGAATCCCCAACCTAGTGTCCATTTTGTCATTTTCTGATTACGGTAGCTAAGGCCTTTCGAGTACGGATCACCGGCGAGCCCCGCGTTTAGCTCCCATAGTGTTTTTCCTTTGATGTGACGATATGAAACGCCCCCCAAATGAACGTGCCCGCAAACAGCATTCATTAACATATAGTCGCGGTGATCCCCGATTTTGCTGTAGTGCCCATGTAGAAACGCAATGTCCTCTATAAAGTATTCTTGAGTGTGGTCGAACACAGTTTCAACGCCGTCGAAGGACATTAGATCCTGCAAATATTTTTGGGCCCAATGCTCAATAGACGGTACATTTTCAAGAACTCGTTTTATGCCTCGGATACAGTGATTCCCCAATAGTAGTATTTTTTTGCTTTGGGGGCTGGCTTTGGTGATCGCCTTCCAAAGCTCCTCGAGGTTTTTCCGAGCGAGATCCTCCTCTTGCTTTGGCGTGTATATGTTCATGGATTTTGGGAATTTAGCGTGAGAATACCCGTCCATAGAGTCGCCGACCTGAATTACATATTTAGGCCGATGTTTTTCGACGAATGATACAAAGTCTGCCTTTACTTGCTCGTGGCTAAAGGGCTCATGAAGGTCGCCCAACACAGCTATTGAGGGATATTTTATGCGCGCCTGTATCGGCTCCGGCTTATGCTCTGCAAGGTGCCGCTCGAGGTCTCTTTCAAAAATAGCATTTGTTAATTTCGGCGCCGCTCGGTAAGTATCAAGCCCAGCGGCTTGGCAGAGTACGGTGTAGTTTTGAAACTGTTTTTTTATTTGATAATGTCCACCGCGTACTGAATTAGTAAACTCCGTATGTGTTGGAGTTCGACCTAACTCAGCTGCCATGCTTTGTAGTGCAACGATAAGGTCATGCTTATCCATTACTTTTAGCGTAGCAATTAGCGTTTAGACTTTTGGCTAAAAGTAGGTCTAGATTTAGGCTCTTTTCAGCTTCAGCTTTTTTAGCGTGTCGTAAACAAAATTTTTGGTTTTTGTCATAAACATGTTCTCTATGTCCTTCCTGATTTTGGACTCAACCAAAACTATGAACTGCTCATTATTAGCAAGAAAATCTGCGACCCGGTAGAGGTCCACGTTCTTTTGGTGAAGCCTTCCCTCAACGTAAAGCTGTAGAATCTCGCGCATGAACGGCTGATACTTTTTCCCCTCCGCTGCGGCCCTATCCTTTAGAGCGTCCAAAAGCTCAACGGGAATCATCATAGAAATTCTTATCTGTTGATCAGACCAGTCCTCGTGGGTAAGGGCGTCTTTTTCGCTATACTGAATGTCTTTTTTAATTTTGGTACTCATGCCATAACTCCAGAAATTGTTCTTGATACCGTGATACTACGTTTTCGATTTTGCTGATTTCGCGAACAGAGAAACCCCGCGCGAAGTAGCACTCGCAATTATCCAAAGATACCTTAGCCTCAGCGCCTGGCCCGAATACATGAACGTGCGGAGGGTTGTGGTCACCGAACAATATTGCGAACCTTAACTTGCCTGCTTTATATATTGTCGGCATATATTATATATATCAAATATATATTTGGGAGTCAAGGAGGAAGTCCTAGCTTTCGTTTAAGTTCGTCCCAGTCTGATACATCTAAAAGGTATCTTAAAACGTCTTTAGGGATTTTGGATTCTATCGTCCGGTTAACTGAGTCTTTAATTTTCTCAAGATCTGAGCGGGCCACGCGCCTCATCTCAGCTTCACCGTATAGCTTAGACTCTTTAGACTTCGGCGGGCGTGCGTTTATATCAAATACATTGTCTGTTGGTTTTTTGGCCACGCATCCAGGTAGCGTGACCGGGCGCTCGAAGCAAGGAAATTTTTTAGTTTAATATTTGCCCTTTGATTGCCTCTACCACGCTTTCCCCCAAAATTCTTGAGCCTTCATCTATAAAATGAACATCATTTTCAATTGGGTAGTTTTTCATTAGATGAGGAATAGTCCTGCCCACAGCGTAAAGATCGTTTACGGGGATCTCGAAATCTTGCATGACTCTACTTGCGACCATGTTAAGTTCGTTTTCGTATCCAAAGTGCCGACCCGTTTCGCCTATAGGTATGTATGTAGTGGTATTATATATGACTGTTGCGCCAGTCTGCTTTAACTTGGTTGCTATAATGCGAAGGTTTCGCTCATAGTCTTGTAAAGAAATTCCTATTCCTATGAAGGAATCCCAAAGTCCGTGATTAAAAACAATAACCTTCCAATTGGCACGCTTTGCTAACCACAGGTCTATATTCAAAACACCGTTGCGTGAGCTTCTGCCATTGCATGGGCATCGGAATACGTCCATGTCTGGCAAGCCGGATTGCACGTAAGGAAGATATCCCATTGAAATTGAATCGCCGATTATAAGAACGTCATCTCTTTCATCATCTGTGCCCTGAAGACCGTCTTCGCAGAATCCGAAATCAACTGGGACGTCATTACTTGGCGAAGGTAAAGCTGGGTCACGGTTCGTGGCCTCAACGACAGACCTAGATTCCTTGCATCCAATAAACACTAGAGAGAGACAGACTAATAGTAATTTCATTGTGCCCCCATAATAGGCAAACCCTATCACACTAGACTTATCGGTAGTACATAAAAAATATTTAGTTTGGGACTAATTTTCCCGAAATAATCAGTATGAAGCGGTATGAGCAAATTAAGGCCTTGTTGAATGAAGCTTTGGATCTTATCTGCCTCGGACCCTTCTCTTTACGGTTTTACCGTAGGCGATGCCCTGGCTGTCCTTTACATAAAGCTGAGCCCGCTCCAAAACAATCTTACGATGCTTCGGTTCTAGCTTTTGAAAGGCGTCCCAAAGAGAAAAAAAATCGGAATTATTAACCGCCTCGAAGGCTATGGCTAAGAGCTGCTTTTGTTTTGCAATAGGGGCAAGGATAGCAACTTTCTCGTGCCGGAGCTCCTCAGGGTCGCATCCGAGGGCACCGGCAATCAGTGCCCTGCTTTTATCCCCAATAGGACGTTTCCCTTTTAGCATCTGATTTAGCGAAGGGGCCTTAATGTTAGCATTTTTTGCTAACTGGCGCTGACTCCACCTCAAGTCAGCCATCCTTTGTTTAATATTGAGAATTACAATTTCCTCAACGCTTTTCATATGTTCATAATACCCTCGCCCATCACATGGGCATATTTACAATAAATGTAAATTATTGTTGCAAAGTTAGCATTTAATGTTATTATGTATCTATATGGGCAAACGTCTTGAGAACGAATTTGATCACGCAAGAGCAAAGATGCTTTTGAAGGAATGCGGCAGAACGCTCACCTGGACGGCGAGCAGGCTAAATATAAGTCGCGGTTATCTAGGGCAAGTGCTGGCAGGCAAATGTAACCCTAGTGAAACTGTCGTTAAAGAATTGGCCGCTATCCTTGAGATAACTAAGGACGAACTACTAAGGTCCACGGACGCGGCCTAAACGGTGATTATAAATTAGAAGTGAATTGAACGTAACTTTTAGTTGCGTATTGGAAAGTTTTACCAAAAAGGAGCTTGGCTGTAACAGTGACCTACATAGTGAGCGCTCATCATACGCTCCTCAAGGTTGAGTTTGTTGGTCACTGTTAGAGGTAAGTGAAAATGAAATTAACGAATAACTCAAATTTACCAGCGGCTCTAGTGAGGGCTCTAGAGAATGATCCGTATACGAATGACGGGAGCGATTACACACCTTCGACGTTAAATAAGCCTTTTCAAATAAAAGCTTTAGAGGATCGCCACGCTCATGAAATTGAGGAGGATGCTGAGGACGGACTATATAGATTATATGGTCAGGTATCTCACGGTATTTTAGAGCGAGCTAACATGGCTGACCTGGCTGAGAAGCGTTTTTTCTCAACTTTCACCGTTAACGGCAAAGACTTTAAAGTATCAGCACAAATCGACACGCTCTCGTTAACTGATGGCGTACTATCTGATTTTAAAATGACTACAGCGTGGAGTTTTAAAAGAGATTCTAAGCCTAAAGCTGATTGGATTTCTCAAATGAACACACAGTTAGAGCTTATGAGACGAAATGGATATGACGCTATAAAGCTTCAAATTATTGGTCTCATTCGTGACTGGCAAATTAAGGACGCAAGAATAAATGCAAATTATCCTCTAACACCAATCGCTGTTCGTGAAATTCCCATGTGGAGCAGACAGCAGTCTACTGCTTGGATTGAGATGCGAATAGCTGGTCATGAAGCTGCAAAGCTCACGCCTTCAGAGTTGTTGCCTGAGTGTACTGATGACGACAGGTACGCAGGCAAAGAATCATGGGCAGTCGTCAAGCGTGGCAAGACTGGCAAAACTAGAGCCATTACTGGTGGTGTTCAATACTCAATGGAAGCAGCAGAAAAGTTGTGCGCACAAACTCCAGGTACGTTTGTTGAGTATCGTCGTGAGGACCCAACTAAGCGCTGTGAATTTTACTGTAAAGTTAAAAACTTTTGTCACCAATATAAACGTCTAACCGCTTCAGATAAGCAAGCAGACACTAACGAGGAGCAAGTAGGATGAAATTTAAAAATCAAGATGAGCTACCAGAAACAGGCGGCTCTAAAAATTTTCTAAAATTAAAAGATAAAGAAAGTGTGCAAGGTATTTTCAGAGGAGATTTATATGAGTTTTATATTCTCTGGGAAAACGGTAAATCAACTGTAGTTGATGAAAATACTTCAGGCGCTAAGTTTCGCTTTAGAGTTAACTTTGTAATGAAGGAAGGTTCATCTTACGTTCCTAAAATATTTGAGCAAGGCTTAACTGTTTATAATCAGCTTCGCGAACTTCATGATGAGTACGGCCTTGATGAGATTATAGTTAAAATTACTCGAAACGGCACTGGTACAGATACTACTTACTCCGTACTTCCTTTGCTGAAACAACAAATTTCAAGCGCTACTATGGATTATTTGTCGAAAATGTCTTTGCTTCCACTTGAGCATAATCAAAATATTCCTAACCATGCTGATAAACTTCAAAAGCAAGATGACGAGGAGTTAGCATTTTGAGCGACACCAAAACCGTAAGCATAGAAGCTGCAAGGCAAGCTGTGAAGGATGTAGCTAATTACTATGAGAGGGCAGGCTATGGTTTGCACGCTGATAGAATGATGCTTCTTAACTGCTTAGCTGAAGCACTGCCTCACGTGCCGCAGGAGTTAGCTCAGAAAATTTTAGATAAAATTACTTTGAGTCGTAAACCAAAAGTGGAGGGCGCATGACCTGTAAACACAAAAACACTTCATACGTTGGCGTTCAACATCTAGCTAATCGTATTTTGTTACTCCATAACTGCGAGAGTTGTAAAACTACTTTAGTTAAAGCTATGTGCACTGAGCCTGAAGTTAAGCGTCCATTTGACTTCATCGTTGCTTCAATTGGAGCGTTTACAGTGTTTGGATTAATGGTTTGGATAATGGTGGGTGGTGGGTTGTGAAGCATACTCCTGGTCCTTGGCAATACTATGCCCACAAAAACGGTGCGGTTTCCATCCTTTACAAGAACGGGACTATCTGCGAGATACCAGGTAATCGCTTTACAACCATGGCGGATGGTAACCTCATAACCGCTGCTCCTGAAATGTTGGAGACACTGGAATCAGTTGATTGCAAATGCTCAGTCAAGGAGCGCGAGAGTGGACATCTAACGGATTGTTTTATGCCGTCAGTTTTTGAAGTGATCAAAAAAGCACGAGGCGAGAAATGATAATCCTCCTCCCAATACTATTCGTAGCGCTCGTCGCTGCGTCTCCAGACTCAAACGAGTGCGAGAAAATGATGTACGTGAGCGAGCAAGAGTTTACTAAATTAATTGAAACGCATTACATCCCACGCGAGCTGCCGGTGTGCTCTGATGAGCTTAAGCCGTGGCAAGCGTGTAGGGAGATTTGTGTGAGGGTGAGAGAATGATTTCGCTTAAGCGTTTAGTTTGTTACCTCTTTGGTCATGACAAAATCTTTCCTCATCAAAATAAATATATGGCTTATTGTGTAAGATGCCAGCGAACGTGCCATTACAACGGGCCAGGACAATGACCTGGGCGCTCTTCTGTCTCTTAATATTTCTAGGCGCGTGGCATTTGTGGAGGGTGCAGAATGACCTTTGATGAAAAAGACCTCTATGCAATTTACGAAGCACTTCACTCTCATGAGATGGGCTTATCTCGTGTTATCGAGTCTATCGACTCAGGTGAATTTAACTCAAAAAATCCTGAGGGCTATAGAAAAGAAGCGCTTAGAGTTAAAAATTTAATTCTAAAGATTAAGCCCTACATCGACCACTCTGTTTATTGCGAGTGTGCGGGTGAGTAAATGAACTCTAAATCACAAATATTTACTAATGAAGTTGTAGAGGAGTTTTCCACATGCGCGTATTGTGGAGAAGTCTGTGAAGAAAACAGCTACCATTGTGGCGAGAGTCATTTAGAAAAATTTGTTCGACTATCGAATGGTGAGATTGTTAAGTTGGACGTGATCGGTGAAAGAAAAACAGACAATACGGAAGTGGTCGCGTTAAAGTGAAAATATTTTTGGACCGTGTACTACCACTTCCAACTATGCACTACTGTGTTTTGCTGTGTTATCAAATGAAATGTTTGCGGATGATGAAATTTTTAGACGTTTGACAGTATCAATTTTTTGTTATTGAAGGGGTTTTATGGAAAACAAAAGAGGACGACCAAGGAAACTAACCCTAGTCACGTTTGACGAAGGTGTCGAAAAAATCAGAGAGGCCTTACTTAAACGCTTCGAGAGTCCAATGATCGCTCTTAAGAAAACTCCGAGCAAAAAAACACTTCAGAATATGACAACTCCGAGTAGAAAAGAACTTCGCAGGTACGGCGATAATAATTGCCCGATGTTGGATTTAGATGAATTGCTAAAAAAGTTTTGCGGGTAAATGAAAAGATTTAAAACCGAACATCCGAATATCGTCTTAGGTGAGAATGGTTACTACTACTATCGTAGTGGTAAAAAGTTTATCTCTCTTAAAACGCGCGACTTCACTCAAGCACTTGAGCGCTATACAAAAATAGCGATAGAGTTAGACCGCCATGGCGAGATGGCGCTTAAGACTACGGTCGGGCCCATCATGGATGCCTACAATGATTTTAGAAAAAACAAAATGGAAGGTAAGCTCGCAAAAGAAAAGCGAGACCGTTTTCGAACTTGGGAAGAAATCGACAGCGTGATTCGAAATCACTTAAAAACATTTTTCGGTGAAATGAAGCTATCAGAGATCGACCCTACGATTTGGGAGGACTACTGCCATCAATCGACAGTGTCAGACCTAACCAATCACCGAAAAGTTATGAAGGGTTTTTTATCGTGGTGTAAACGTAAAAAATATATTCGCCACATGCCAGACATTAGTTGGATACCACATCACAAAAAGCGCAAACGAAAAATCTTATCAGTCGAACAGCTTTTGACCGTCTTTAGCTTGGCCGACGATGGACTTTTACTATTTTTAATGTTCGCCGGTCTCATGGGTTTAAGGCGCACCGAGATTATAACTCTAAGGTGGCAGGACATTGATTTTCAAAATGCGTCTCTGCATGTCCGAGAAGAAATTGCCAAGACGTTAAGCTCAGTGAGGCAAATTCCAGTTAATCAATATGTCTTTAAAGAGTTAATCAGAAGGCGTTCTGAGGTAGTAGTTAATAAGCGTTATCAGGCGAGCCCTTGGGTTTTCCCGAACAAGAGAGACCCTAGGCGCCATATGGATCCAGCCGGCTTTATGAACCCATGGCGAAAGCTTTTAAAGACTAAGCGTGAAGACGGTTCATATTACTTCCACGACAGAAATATTACGTGGCATGACTTAAGAGCGACTTATGAGAAGCACTTAAACAAGCACACTGGTTCGACTGATACACAAAAAGAAAAGATTGCGGGCGCTTCAATTGACGTTCAAAAAAATATCTATGTCACCATGGATGCCGATGATTTACGCGCGCTAAGTGATGTTGTCGAAGTGCCTGGTTTGACTAAATTACTAGAGAAAAAACGCACCGTACAAAAAAACGGGGAGCAAACAGCCAATAATATTATTGAGATAGAGGCGGGCAAGTGAGCAAGATTATTAGAGAATTAATTTTGCGTATTATGGTCTGTCATCGTCTCCCAAAGCAGATGCGCTACCAGACTGCGCTACTCCCCGACATTTTTGGCTTCAAATATAATACATTTGAGTACATTCCCATTGGTCCAGCGGTTGTGCAACACTTTCCTCATTTTTCCCGCAAATTCCCTCAATTTCCCAGCGATGAGGCGCAAATGGGGCGCAAATGGTTTCTGCCAATTGGTCCAGCAAAGGTCCCTTTTTCAACTTTGATTTCAAAAAAATTAAACATTCTTAAATTCAACTTTAGTGGTCTCTGGGGAGGGATGCTTGGGAAGGACGAGATATATTAAACCGACATTTTTCAGCGATACGCATGTTGCTGATGTGTCGCGGGACGCGAGGCTTTTGTACATCGGGTTGTGGTGTGTCTTAGATCGAAATGGGCTCTGCGATTATGATTTAAAGCTAATTAAGCGCGAAGTTTTTCCTTACGATGAAGACATTACTTTAGACCGGTTAAACGAGATAATTTGTGAACTGATTTCTAAAAATCGACTTTACGCTTTTGACTACAAATCGCGCAGCTATATATACTGTCCATTTCTTGGGCGTCATCAAAATTTCCACCGAGATGAAAAACCAAGGTACAAAATTCCTCAAGAGATTCTCGATAGTTGCGTTAAGACGCACTGCCTGACAGATACTGGCACCATACAAGCACCAAGTTTGCAGCCTGCCAATACAACTGTGAACTGTGAACTGGGAACTGTGAACGTAGAACCCGAAACCAGTGCTACTACCGCTGAGTTTGAAACAATCAAAGTCTATCTGTCCAGGTACCTAAACAAAACACAACTCGAAGACCTGTTTGTTTACGAAAAAAGAATTCTCGATAAGTTCGGGACCGCTGAAGACTTTAGGATTTGGCTCGAAGACGTCATAAATGCAAAGAACGCACGAGACGAGACAGGCAAGGTCCGCCCAAGATACCTAAGTGTTGCCCTGCTTAAACAAATCGGAATGCTTCTAGACATGAAAGGCAGCGCATGAACCTCGAGCAATTCATTGCATCGCTAGCCTACGCAGTTTTCCTAGACCCATCGTTTAACGACTCGTTAAGGGTGGCTGGAGTTTTTTGGGAAAAGCTTGATGACTACTTCGGACAAGAAATGACTTCGTACCTAAGGCTCGCAGCCGACAAAGGTACTAAGTACGCACAACACGAATTTAACGAATTGCCACACTCGCTTTCAATCATGGGTGGAAAACCAGGGTTAGCTCCGAACGACCCAGATGTGATCACCTTAAAATTTCAAGAGCTATGGCGTGAGCGAAGCGCTGTGAATCTTGCACTTGAAATTAAACACAAGCCGCAAGAATGTTTGAGTCTGATTCAAAACTTTGTTTTGGAGTTTGGAAATATCCAAGACTTCGATCTTGCGGACATCTCGAAAGCACTACTTCCACAATTAAAACAAAAAGCGAAAAACAAAGAGCTTGCAGTTGAGCTTCCGGACTACCCCAAGCTATCGCAAATGATCGGCGGGTTTAATCCTGGACGCATAGGAATTCTCTTGGGCCAAACAGGTCTCGGAAAAACAAATGCGGCTCTTAATTTTGCGATGAGTGGGGCCAAGAAATTCGGAGTTTGCTTAGCCAACATGGAAATGAACCCAGAGGACATTGCGAGGCGGGCCATAGTAATTAAGTCTCGCATGGGCTACCGAGATTTTTATTATGGTGACTACGACTTAAGTCAAACGGCTGAAGCGTTTAACGACATCGAGGGAAGGTTATTCGTAACAAGCGGCAAGCCGCTGACGGTTGAGCAAATCAAGGCATGGGTGAGATCTAAGAAGAAAAACAATATTAAACTTTTAATCATCGACTACGACTTAAAACTTGATTTGCCATTTGATCGAACACAACCAGAGTGGAAACAAATTCAAAAAGCGATTATTGATCTAGAATCCTTTTCTAAGGACGAGAATCTTTACACATTAGTACTTTCACAAATTAACA